CGACGATGGCGAAACGGATAATTGATTACGCACAGTTAGTTAAAAATTATGAAACAATGATTGAAACATTAGAGTATGACTCTATGCGTAGTGCAGGTAAAGCAAAGTTAAATGCAGATGCTTTGCATAATATGCTTGCATTAAAAGACCGTTATTCTAAACTAATTCCTACAAAACCTGAACCTGTAAAAACAGTCCCTAAAAAGGGAGGTAATGACTAATGGAACAAAATACCGAAGCAATGGCAGACTCTACCCAATTGGATGATTCTGCAGCAACGGATACAAGTCAAACTGAAGAGGCTTTGCTGGCTGACATTCTAAGGAATACTGAATTCCTAGATAATGAATCTCTACCCAATGAGCAAGTACCACAGTTAGACGCGGAAGAAACTAGCGAAGCAGACCCAGAATCGCTAGAAGAAGCCGATATTGAAGATGATGAAGAAGAAACTGAAGAAACAGAAGTAGAAGCGGAGGATGAGGATGATACGTCTACCCAAGAAGCTGATGTCTATACTGCTGACGATTTGGATTTGGATGCACAAGTTCTTGTCAAAATTGACGGAGAAGAAGTTGCAGTTTCCTTTAGTGACCTTATTAAAGGTTACTCTACTGAACAACATCTTTCTAACGAGGGTCGAAAACTTGGTGATGCAAGAAAGCAGATGGAAGAAGAATATAATGCAAAGGCTGAAGAGCTTCAAGCAATGTCTCAAGCATCTGCTGCTGTACTGTATAACGCAGAGCAGCAATTCGCTAAGGAATATCATGAAATTGAAGCAGCAATTAAAACTGCTCGTGAAGAAGGTGATACCTACGAAGTTAATGAACTTAAAGATAAACGTGAAATGGCTCAACAAAATTATTGGCAAGCTAGAAATCAACGTGAAACTTTGGTTCAACAAGTTGAAAAGCAAGCTCAAGAACAAAGTGATAAAGCTTGGGAAGAACAAGTAAATTATTTTAATGAAGTAATCCCTACTATAATTCCTGACTTTAATGAAGAAACAGCAATGGCAATTCGTGAATTTGCTATTGAAGAAGGTATTGCACCTGAAATTCTTGACACTATTGCAGACCCTATTATTGTCAAATTTGTTGATGATTATAGACGACTTAAACAAGGTGTTACTACTGGAGCAGCTAAAAGAAAAGCTACTACTGTTAAGAAATTACCTATTCGTAAAGCAAAAACTAAAACACAAAAAGAAGTTGATGCTAAAACACGCAATAGGCAAAAAGTTCTTAGCGGAGAAGGTAGTGCTGATGAACAAATGGACTTCCTTAGAGGGCTTGCACAACGTTCATTAAATATGTAAATACCTAGGAGGTATATAATATGTCTAGCACTCTTGGTGTGCGCGGTACTGGTGGACCAGCTGGCCCACAACGCGCTTCCGATGCAAATGTCTCACAACGTGAGGATCTTGCAAACTTTATCACGATGATTACCCGTGATGAAACTCCTTTTATGTCTTCAATTGGCAAAGCAAAAGCAACAGCTATTTACCACGAATGGCAAACAGATACCCTGGAAGCCCCAGGCTCATCACGTATTGCTGAAGGTACAGATTACCTTGAGCCAGCTTCAGGTGGTGCAACTGCAACTCCTGCAGTAGGTGATAAGTTTGCTAACAGCGGTCCAAATCGGACTCGCCTTGGTAACTACACTCAGATCAACGGTAAAACAATTGCTGTATCAGGCACACGTCGTGCTGTAGATCAAGCTGGTGTAGCTGATGAATATGCTTATCAATTGAAAAAGCGTGGTACTGAACTTCGCCGTGACGTTGAACATGATATGGTTCACTCAATGAACGTATCTGCTGCTATTGCTGCACAAGGCAATACTGCACGTTCAGCTGGTTCATATCAGTCATTTATTAACTCAGCAACTACTGTTGATTATGTTGGTGAATTCCAAGCTCCTTCAGCTGCAACAACAGGCGCTGGTACAGATGCAGAAGGTACTGCTGTACCTCGTTCAACCATTGCTGGTTCAACCACTGCCCCTGACCGTGATCCTTTGGCACTGACTAATATTGACAGTGTTATGCAAAAGATTTACGAACAAGGTGGTAAGGCAACTAAAATTATGTTGTCTCCAAAGCTGCGCCGTGACTTCTCTGACTTGATGGTTGGTGATACAGGTGTACAGCGTAACATCGATGCATCTGGCAAACTGCGTCAGTCAGTAGACGTATACATGTCAGACTTCGGTGACATCATGGTTGTTCCTAACTACATCATGGGTCTGTCAAACAACTACGCATTTACAGGTAACAACAACGTTGCTCACTCAGGTGCAGGTGTAACTGACTTGGCTAACTTCTCAGCCTTGATCTATGATCCAATGTGGTTTGCTATGGCAACTCTGCGTCCTCTTGCAGAAGTTGATGTAGGCCAGAAAGGTGACTCTACTGTCGGTATGATGGTTGAAGAAGGCACCTTGGAAGTACGTAACCCACTTGGTTGTGGCGCTATTTACGGCCTCGAGTAAGAGTTTAGGGGGAGTCTTCGGGCTTCCCCTTTTTTATCTACGGGAGATAAATATGTCAAAAAAGTATCCAAAGG